TTAGGCTTTGGAGTGATAGTCTTAGTAACATAGATAGTTTTTTCGCTTATTTCAGCCTTAAAACCCCTTCCTTGTATCTTGTTATGTGAGATAGTATCTTGGATGTATGCGTATCCTAATGAATCTATGCGCATAGTATCAGAATAAACCTTTACTTGGTTGTAGTCTTTTACGATAGTAATTGTATCGTGAACCTCATCTATTTGATAAATTGTGTCTAAAACGACAAAAGGGATAGATTTCCCTTTAATAAACTTAGTAAAAGTTTTCTGTTGGTAAACTGTGTCAGTATCTACAATGACTGCTGGTTGACCTATGTATTCGGACTTGTCCTTTATAAAAAGAAATACAATAATAACCAATATCGCTATTACTATATTCTTGTACATTACTTAAATCTTTTAGTCGCCTTGATGTAATATCTTGCTGCTAAAAGACCAGAAACAATAGCAATCAAACTCGCTATAAGTGAAACTATGGGCTGCACGTTTGCAACACTAATAAATGCGGATGTTCCGCTAACAATAGTTAATAAGTCCGATTGATTGCTATTATGTACCATTAGTCTTCTTTTACTTCTTGTGGTGGATTTTGCTCTTGTGCAATCTTACCTAAAAACTGCAATAATGGTAAACCATAAGCAGTTGGTATCTGATTGATGTAAGCCTCTAATTCCTTTAATTGTGTTTCGTTTAGTTGTAGCATAGTTTTTATTTTATATACAAATATAGTTAAATACTTTATATTTCCTAAGGGTTAGAAAATGGGAGTGGGAGTACCACAATCGGCGGGTTAACTTGATTCTCTATTTGAGCATCTAAATTAAGGTCTAAAGCCTCTACATCTATAGAAGAATCTAACCAAGAACAAACAATGTCATAGGTCAAGTCCTCGTAAGGGATAAAGTTAGCAACGTCATCCTTTGAGAAGGATTGAGAACCATAGACACTTGCGGTGTATTCTTTTTCGTTTACTACTTCATTTGCATTGCGATTCCAATGACAAACGACTACGAAGTCAGTTAAATCACCATCTTGAGGAACGCAGTCTAATTGATTAATGTACCAGTATTTCATATTATTTGTTTTTTAATTGTTCTATTTCTTCTTTAAGTTCTTGAATGGCTTTTACTAAGATTGGAACAAATTTGCTATAATCAACCCCTTGCATTTGTTCGCCATCTTTTTTACCTTGTACTGCGTATGGTAATACCTCTTGCAACTCGTGTGCTATTACTCCATACATTCTTGACTTATCTGATTTCCATTCGTAATCATAAGTCTTAATTGCAGAAACTAGTTGTAAGGCATTATAATCTTTAAGGTCTTGCTTTAAACGATAATCGGAAGTAACATTATATGTTGTTACTGAACCACTTGTATCTATAGAACCTATTTGACCATTAGGATTCCAAAATTCAACTAATGTAGAACCAGAAGTTGCTTGCGCTCTTAATGCCATAGCAGCTTTAGTACCAGTTATATTTTCACTTTGGTATCTTGCATTTGTATAAGTTGATGAAATACCAACTAACAAATCACCCCCCGATGTGATTCTCATTCGTTCGTTAGAAGATGTTCTAAATATTAATGAACCCGTAGAAATATTATCCATATAAGCCTCTGCACCTTCACCAATAAATCTTAAAGAAGCAGCAGATGAATTACCAATATATAGTAATGAACCATTTGTTCCTCTTATGTCAAGTGTTGTATAGTTTGTAATTGCAGTAGGACTACTCGTTCCGATTCCAACGTTACCAGTATTAGTCATTGTCATTGTAGTTCCAAAACTTCCACCATTATTATATTTAAAAAATAAATATCCTCCAGCACCTTGCTTTATACCACCTTGTATTAAATACCCAAAATTAGATGATTGTAATTGCAATCCTGAATATGTATCCACACCAACAACGGCAGTTGTTTGCAAATCCAATAAATATGAAGGACTACTCGTTCCGATTCCAACGTTGCCACCGCTTGTGATGGTCATTCTCAATGTATTATTAGTAGCAAACTGCAAAGCGTGGTTGGATACAACTTGTAAAGTTGGAAAAGCACCAGCACCAAAATCGGCATTTGGGTTTAAATAAACATTTCGTGTGCCATCGTTAGCTTGAAAAAATGAACTTGCCGTTACACTACTTGAGAATGTAGCAGCACCGCTTGAGGCTATTGTAAGTCTTGGGACTGAATTAGTAAGTAGCTTTAAAACTCCCGATGCTCCAACCGCATCAACTCTAAGTTCATTTGCAAGGCAAAATAATTCTCCATATAAAACTTCTCCTGTCTTAAAATCTATTACAGAACCATTAGTTCCGTTTATAGTTATTGTATTAAGATTTGTATAAACACTTGGGCTTGCAGTACCCACCCCAAAATTCCCACTAAACGTAGCACTTGTACCACCTAAAGCACCCGTCAAAGTTCCACCCGCTAAAGGTAGGTAAGCACCTAAATCAGATGTCAATGCTAAAGTGCCTGTTGCATTAGGTAATGTATAAGTATAAGTTCCATTTCCTATTGTAGAACCAAAATCAACTTTACCAAGCGTAGATATAGTTATTGCATTAGTATTGTTACTTGATTTAAATAATATCGCAGAACCATTTTGTGCAGCTATTTGAAAAAATGTACTGGTACCAGTTATTCCACCATAATTACTACCACCTACACTAGAAGGAAAAGAAACACCACCGACTGCTGAAATAGCTAAGCTAAATGAATTTAAAGCAGTAAAGGTTTGAGTTCTTTCTAGTAAAGAAATAGTACCATCTGCATCTGGAAATGTATAACTTCTAACTGTATTATCTGTTAAACTACTAAAATTAAAATATGCAGTTTTACTATAAGAACCACTAACAAATGAATTAAATACAAATTGTTGACCAGAAGCAGCACCAATAGTTCCATAACCACTTGTTGCAGTAATTGTATTACCAATTTTCATTGATATTAAACCTGCTGCAGTACCACTTCCATTTGAAAATATATATCTTGAAGTTAAATCAAACTCACCTAAATTAACGCTTCCTGTTGCTCCTGTGTAAGGTACATATGAACTTAGATTGCTTGTTAAAGCAAGAGTTCCTGAAGCATTAGGGAAAGTGTATGTATAATCAGCAGCATTATTAAAAGATAGCTTTGAATATTTAAGAGTATCCCCATCAATTAAGTATAATGAATTAACTGAACCTGCATTTACTAATTGAAGATTTGCATAACCATTAGTTGAAGCGTGTAATGGAGTTCCTAAAGTTTTAGCTAAAGCAACTCCAATATCCATTAATGCATAACCATTAAATGTAATATCAGTCCCAAATGTTTTTTCAGCCGTTATTGTTTGAGTAGTATCTAAAGTAACATAATTACCAGCAGGTTGCTTGTTATTAAACGTACTCCAATCCGTTGAACTTAACTTACCTGTATTTGTAGCCGAAGCCACAGGAAGGTTAAAAGTATGTGTCGCAACACTTGAAGATATCCCAAAGTCAGTTCCGCTTGTTCCTGTCGCTAAAAATTGTACTTGTCTTGTTAAGTTATTTAATGAAGTCAATCCTTTAGAGAAAGTTGTAACTACTTGGCACAAGTGATTGTTCTCTGTGTGTAAAGTAACTGTTCTACCATCTACGTTTACATAGATTCTAATCGCTATTCTATCCGTTATTGCTAATACAGTTTGAGCCACAGGAATAGCAAAGTAATATGGACTTAAAGTTGTTCCGTTTGTTAAATACTCTGGAACGCTTTGACTACTTCCTATCAAAGTAAAAGTAGTGCCATCATACTTATAAACTTCTGCATAAACAAAAGGATTATGAGCATCCGAGTTTACACTAAAATAGAACTCACAATTAAAGTTTCCAGCAGGTACTTCTAATAAAGCTGGGTCATTTGCATCGGTTAAGTAACTTGCTACATATCCATTAGCCGAAATAGTAATATCAGTTCCAGCACCAGCAATAGGCGTTTTGCCTAATTGTCTATAAGCAACCCCACCGATAGTACCTTGTGAAACACTTGAGTTAAGATAATAAGAAACCGAACTACCCCCACCTGTTGATGTTGGGAAATCAGCTAACGTACCATCTCCTCGTACATATTGAGAAGCAGCACCATCTAAAGCGGTTATAACGCCACTATTAGCCACTACTGGACCTTGTATGTCCCTTATCTTTGCTTCTCCTGTTACTTGTAATTGACTCATTTATCTAAATTTATAAATATCTTAAACTTGTTTTATTTTCCCTATGACCATTTAGCCAATTTGACAAACTTGGTTTTTTATAACCTAATTCTAAAGCAGCTTCGTTTGTAGAATTATAAATCTTACCATTTGATAAATCTATTACCTTCTTTCTTTTCAAGTCATTCGCTGCCTTTCTTGCTATATGAATTGTGTTTCTACCATTTTGTCTATGCTTTTTACTTGTCTTACTTAATCCATTATCCCAAGCGTGTTGCATATTTTCTTGATGCGTACACCATTCAAGATTACATAATAAATTATTTGTCTTTATTCCGTCTATATGATTAACAAATCTTTTATTTTCATTTTTTGGTAAATATGTTTTTGCAACAAGCCTATGAATAGAATAAAATTTTCCACCTAATTCATTATAAATGCAAACCGCATTATATCCATTTGTACGCATTAATGGTTTTAAGTATTTCATTTTTTTAATATTAAACACCTTACCATCAAGACTGACGTAGTAATTTGGATAATTTGTTATTTGCTTCATATAGTTTTTTTTATAATATCTATTGGAAAAGTGCGCGAATATATTCCCCTGCTGCTAATGCTCTACCAAAAGTAAGAACCCCTGTCGCACTCACAAACTTAACATCATCCCCAGTTGGAACTCCTGTTGTTAAAATGTTTTGCGCATCCACACCACCTCTTGAAACGTACAAACAAGCATATCCAATCGTATCAGCAAATGTAATAGATGTTTCGCCACCACTTGCCGTGTAACCTTTTGTTAATACAAGGTTTGCACCTACTATAATCACACCACCACTTGCAGCAGAAGTTCCAGATATTGCATAAGCACCTGTTCCTTGTAAACTTACACCATATGTGCCAACGTCTTTATAAGGAGCATTTATTTGCAAAGATGTTAAATTAACATTTCCAGTTATTACGCTTAAACCATTTACTCCATTGTCAATAATAAAGTCAATTCCTATTGTTTCTCTTGTTTGTTGTACTTGTAGCATTTGATTGTAACCATATCCACTTAAAGTGATTAACCCATCACAAGTTACATTCCAAGTAGCTACATCGTTCTTAAACTCACGATACCAAGCACTTGATTGACTTGTTACCTCTTTTTGGTCTACTGTAACCGAGAAGGCTGCATTTGTAGAACAAGCAAAAGGAATGTTTAAAGGAATTGTAGTTTTAACAGAAGCCACATTTGTTCCTTGAGTATAAAAAGTCATTGTTTTAGTAGTAATTTCACTTGCTATAACTTGAATTACTATTCTTTCATTTGATAATAAAGTTGTAGCTGGGAAAGCAAATGTTTGAGTATATAATTTTACACCTAATTGAGTAAAAAAGATACCTCCTGTTGTTCCAATAGAAGTTAATGTTGTTCCATTGTATTTATAGATATGATAGTAAAATCTTGGAGCGGAAACTAAATCCCCAGTTATAGATGCAAAAGCACTAAATGTCCAAGTACCAGCAGGTATTATAGTTGTAGCGACATCTGTTATAAATCCACAAACTATGCCATCTGCCGTTTTATTAAAATTAAAAGATGCCTCTAAATTATTTGTTGAACTAAATTGTTTATAACTTAGACCTGAAATTGTAGTTACAGGTATAGAGCCATTCATATAAAATGTTCCATTGCTTTCTTTTTTATAAAGCATTATATTCTTTCCTATTACTGCTGCCATATTACAAATTTAATCAATTAACTTCATATATTAAGGTCCTGTTACACTACACACTCCAAGTGTATTAATAAAATAAATTCTAAAATTTACTAAATTTTCACTTTGAATCTTATACCACGCATTTCCACCATTAAAAGGTACACTGCAATATCTATCTGTATAAGCCCTTGCTTTAGTAAAAGATGTTGTTGAATTACCTAAAACATAAACAATGTTATCAGTTAAAGGAGCGGCATTTGCAGCTCCATTTGTAGATTGTGGAGCAGACCTTTTTACTGGATAAGGTTCACCTTGTGTTTCTATTGTATATTTAATATCAATAGTAGTTTCATCATTATTAAGTTCCAACTCTAATAAAGTACAAGCAATATCATTATTAACTAAATCTATTGTAGCGTTGCCTAATATATAAGGCTTATTTTGAACTGAATTTGTTGTATCTAAATCATCTATTTTTATTCTAATTCCTGAACTAAATCTTTCTACATCTATTGGACTTAATCCTTGAAAAGTAGAATCAACATTAATTAAGTTCTTAATTAAAGAATTTGAATACTCATTAATAATTAGTTCAGTTAAACTTCTATATATAATGCTTGAATATCTTTGATTGTACCAATTAAATAAATTATTACCAGAACTATCGCATAAAAAACCTCTATAATAGTATTGACCATTAACTATTGAATTAAACCCATATGGTAAATCTAAATCGTAAACATATTCATTAGAATCAGTAAAATATGAATCAATTTTAACATTTGTCAATCTTTGTGTTACACTAATTTTAAAATCATTAAGTTCAACCCAATCATTACTTTCAGAACCTTGAACTGTACCAATATAGAATTGTATTGTTAAACTTGAAGTAAATGGAACTCTAATACAAGAAACAGTTTGAGTACCTTTTAAATTAGGCGAATAAGGGATAGGATAATAATAAGAACTTCCAGATAAAATATTAGACCATTCTTCATTTTGATTCCAAAAATATCCATTGTCAAGCATAATTTTAACATACATTACATTAGTAGGTATGCCACTACCTCCAGATTGAACAATACTAAAACTTACATCAAAATTATCTAAAAATTGAACAGTTGGTAAATTAGTTGGCGAAACCCAAGCATAAGATGCAGTTCCATTTTCCTTGTATAATAAATATGAGTTTAATTTTGCTTCAAGATATGGTTTAATAAATAATTGAGAAGTCGCACCACTAAATTGAGCATCCCAACCAGTAGCTATATTACCAACGTATTCTTTTAAATCATAGTTAGTAATGTAATTATCAGGGTAATCAATATCTTTATCAATTCTAACTTTATTAAATCCTTTTTTTAATATCTTAAATTGGCTATTGTCTACAAAATAAGCACCAGATGTATTTGCCGAATAACCTTGTATTGTTAATGTTTCGTTTCTTGTTCCAAATGAAACAATAGAAGAAGCAGCATTGTAAATTGTATAATAATATGAATTTTGTGCAAACTCATTTAATGGAACTATAAACCACATTCCTTCAGCTTGAAAGAACCTACAACCAAATGACTTAGAGAAATCTCGTATTAAATCAAGGCAGTTTATTGTTTCTAAGTTATTATCTAATAATGTTGAATATCTAACATAAGTTTGGTTCAAAGGCTCATTGCTTCCTAATGTTGCTCTATTAGCCATACCATTAGCAAAATAACTAATTCCAGATAATAGGTTTAATGAAGTAGGGAATTGTATGTAATCTAAACACTCTAAAATTACTTCAAGTGCTTTTTTTCTACTAATTAAATAATAAGAAACAGGCATTTCATACTTAATACTTTCAAGCATACCTAAACCATCAATAGCATTAAAAGCTAATTCTTTTCTACCTGTTGTAAATGATATGTCTACACTATCACTTAAAGACCAACCTTGCCATTCTAAAGTTTCTCCGTAAAATAATTTTACAAGATACTTTCTATCATCTAAAGTAGCAAAATTTGGCATATCAGCCACATTATCGGTTACATCTATACCAACACTTAATTGACTAACTACAATAGGCTCATAAATATCATCACTCTTAGGTATATATTCTAAACTTATATTTAAACCATCGTATTCAATAAGATCACCTGCATATGAATCTTCAAGTAAGTGAACGTATGAAATAACACCAGATTTACTTGCAAATGTTATTTTGTATTTTAAATTGTATGCCATTATATTCCACGTCTTAAATTAAGTGATGAATTAGAACGTTGTAAAGCTAATACTAAATCATTTCCTTTTAGCACAAATTGACCATTTTGTCCCATACTATTACCTGACATTGAACCAGCATTAAATGAAGATTGCATTATGTTTCCAAGTTTGCTTAATGGTAACACCGCCTCGCTTTCGCTTCCCTCTCCAATCATTGCTAATGTTGGACCAGTTGCAATTCCACCATCTGCCAACCCAAGTAAACTTTTAAATGCAGTAAAAAATGAAACACCGCCTCCTGCAACATTTGAAGCACCACCACTCAATAATGACATAACACCAGCAAATGCAGCTGCTTGAACTAATGATTCTGCTATACTTCTTGCCAATCTACCAAACATTTGACCCAATGCATCACCAAGAGATAAGCCTTGTTGCATTGCATCAACCATTCCAAATATAGCACCTGTTACATTTTGTGAAATGTTTTGTGCAAATTCGCTATATCTATCATTTAAATCTTTTAATCTCTTTTTATCTGCTTCATCTTGTTTATTTCTTGCTTTTGCATCTTTCATTAATAAAGCACCTAATCCTGTATTGTTAGATTCTTCTGTTAAATCTTTAGCCTGTTTTTCAAAGAAACTTTTTCTTTTATCTTCTTCTTTAATTGCATTTAGATCATATACATCTAAAATAGGTCTAAGATCAAGTTTATTAAACTTTTCTCTTAAAGCCTTCATCTTGGCTAACTCTAAAGTAAGTGCTTTATTTTCTTCTCTTGCATAGTTTACAACAGGAGAATTATTTGGGTCAGGTGTTTCAATATCTGTTAAAGTAGTAACTAATTCTAAATTTTTAGATTTTGCAGTTGCTATAACAGAATTTAAAGAATCTAATAATGGTTTATTTCTTTTTTCAATTACTGATTTTTGGCTTTCAACAGATATAACTTTTCCACCAAAATCACCAATACCTCCACTTGATACAGTAATAGGTTTTAAAGCACCTATTTCATTTTTTTGTTGTGCTAATATTTTTGCACGTTCAGCGTATGCAGAAGATAGAATTTGTTGTGTATTTTTTTCTTTACCAGCTGCATCTTCTTGTATTGCAGCTACATTAACTAAATGTACTAAATATGCTTTATCTGTTTGAATTGTAGCATCCTTTATAGCTTTATTATCAGAATATAAATTCTTTAGTCTTTTTAGTGCTTCTTCTTGACTTTTTGTATCGCCACCTGCAATAATATTAACTAAGTTTAAACCAACAGTTCTGTTTGATTGAGCCTCTCCAACTATTTTATAAATATCTTGGTTTAACTTGTTTAGTTCTTCTCTAAAAGTCTTTAATTTATCAGTTGGACCTTTAAAGAATTCAGATATTTCTTTACTAAATGTAACTGCTAAAGAAGATACAACACCTAAAGCAATACCTATACCAGCAGGACCAGCTAAACCTGCAACCATTGATTTCAATGCATTTGCAGAACTGCCAGTTTCTTTTTGTAATCTTTGGAACGATTCTAATAAAGGGTTTAAGTTATTCGCAATACCTATAAATCCATAAGGAGCATCTTG